TAGACTATGTACAATACGCTAGAGACGGAGATATAACAATAACGCCAGGAAATGTAACAGATTACAGAATAGTTAAACAACATATTTTAGACGCTTGTGAGAAGTACGATGTACGCGAAATAGGTTATGACCCTAAGTTTTCAACCTATATAGTAAGCGAATTGCTAGAAAATGACATTGAAATGGTTCCTATGGCGCAAAACATTACAAGCATGAACGGGCCCACTAAAGAGCTTGAAATGGAAATAATGAAGGGCAACGTAATTCACGGCGGTAATAAGTGTTTACGTTGGCAATTTGGGTGCGCTATTATCTACACAGACAACAATGAGAACAAAAGAGTAATAAAAGAGAAGAAAGAAAACAAGAAAGTTGATGGTGTAATTGCCTCAATAATAGCATTAAATAGCTACGTTCAAAACAGAATTGACGGAGACGACGACATTTTATTGGATATTTTAACGCTTTAAATTTGGAACTTTGATATTTTTGTATTATACTACGCGCGCATGAGTACACTAGCAGAAAGAATTAGGGGCCTTTTCCGTTATCGTGTAGATAAGTACGACAGTAAAACAGTAGCTCAAAACGTTGGGCTATTTCCTATGACTAAAAGCGGAGCCTCGATAAATGAAAATAGCGCATTAGCAATTAGCACAGTTTACGCTTGTGTCTATAAGATAGCCTCGACAATAGCTGCGCTAGGTTTAGAAATTTACGTAAAAAACGGCAACAGGGTAGAAGTTGCAAACGTACACCCAGCGCGTGACTTATGCGCTGTGAAGCCAAATGAAGAACAGACTCCTTATGAATTTTGGGAAACTATTATTGCAAGCGCTGTTTTGTATGGCGTAGGCTATTCAATAATAGAGCGTGACGAAAGAGGGTATGCTAACAAACTTATTTTTGTTCATTATGTAGATATTGAGCTAAAAGAGGTACAAGGCGAAAGGGTTTACGTTGTTAAGGATTATGGAGTTGTGAGGCCTGAAAATATGCTTACAATTTGCAACCTTTTTCGTATGAGTCCAATTAGATTACACCGCGAAAATCTTGGATTAGCTAAAAGCGCTCAGGATTTTGGTAGTGAATACTTTGGGCAAAGCGGTCAAATGACCGGGGTGCTGACTTCAGACCAGCCACTAAAAAAGGAGCAAATGGACACGATACAAACTTCGTGGAACAATGGCGCAGCTAACGCAGGCACTAAGCTTATGCCGTTTGGCTTTAAATACCAACGCATTTCTATTGCACCAGACGAGGCGCAGTTTATAGAAACTAGGCAGTTTCAAGCGCAAGAAATATGCAGAATCTTCTCAGTACCTGCTGCCCTCGTTCAACTCCCAGGCTCAGAAACTTATAACAATGTAGAGCAGCAAAATCTTATGTTTGCTAGACATACAATACAGCCATGGGTTAAGAGAATACAACAGGAAATAGATAAAAAACTAATACCTAGTTTTGATAAGCCTGCTGTTTATTCTCGTTTTAATTTAAACGATTTATACCGCGGAGATATGAACGCTCGCGCTGGTTTCTTTACTCAGATGATGTCTTCGGGCGTAATGAGTATTAATGAGGTAAGAGCTGAGGAGGATATGAACCCTATCGAAGGAGGTGACGTTCACTTAGTTCAAGTCAATCAAATAGCTTTAAATAAGATAGAAGATTACAGCGCCTCAGTATCTAACACAAATAACAATGAAGGAAGAGAAAACGACAGAGCAGGAGAATAGAGAAGAGTTAGAAACTCGCGCGCACTATTCTGTAAGCACTAGCACGATTGAGGCTAGGAGCGATAGCGATGAAATGATAATTGAAGGCTATGCAGCATTATACGACAATGAAACTAACATAGGCCCATTCAAAGAAACTATTGCGCGCGGTGCTTTTGATGATGTTATGGATAATGACGTTAGAGCGTTAATGAATCATGACCCTAACTATGTACTAGGAAGAACAGGTGCAGGAACGCTAGAGCTAGAAACTGACGATACAGGTTTAAAATACCGCATTAAATTAGGCGAGCAACAATACGCTAAAGATTTATATGAGAGCGTAAAGCGTGGCGATATTTCTCAAAGCTCTTTTGCCTTTACTATTGCAGAGCAGAGCTGGAACGAAAACAGAACAGTAAGAAGTGTTGACAAGGTCGCAACGTTATTAGACGTAAGCCCTGTGACATATCCAGCTTACAAAGATACTCACGGTTTAGTAGCTAGAAATGAAGAGACTGAACCAGAGCTAATAGATAACGCTGTAGAAGAAACTACAAGCGAAGAAAATAAAGAAGTTAAAAAAACAATTAAAAGAAGTAAAAAAATGAACTTGAAAGAGTTAAATGAGCTTCGCGGAAAGTTTTACAATGAGCACGTTTCGATGATTGAAAATGCTGAGAGTGAAGGCCGTGAGCTTACAAATGAAGAGGAAACTAGAGCCGACTACCTAGAAGGGGAAATTGAGCGCCTAGATAACAAGATTAAGCGTAGAAAAGCGCATGAAGACATGATTGCTCGCACTGCTTCAATGAGTGGTGTAGGCATCTCAGAAACTAAGGAAATTGATAAAATTAACAGAAGTTTCTCTATCTCAAGAGCAGTTGAGGCTACTAGCTTCGGTCGTTCTTTAGAAGGTGCTGAGGCTGAATGGTTCCAAGAAGCATCAAAAGAATACAAAGAGCGCGGACTTCAAATGTCTGGACAAATCGGTATTCCTGCATCAGCTATTTACAGAGCAGGAGCTGCTGACGATTTCCAAGCTGGTTCTGGTGATGGTTCTGGATATGTAGCAACACAAGTACCTGGCCTTATTGATGCGCTACGTACTCCAACAATGTTAGAGCGTTTAGGCGTTACTACAATTAACAACGCAACAGGCAACCTAAAGTTCCCAAGAATTTCAGCTAAAGCAGTTGGTACTGAAGAGGGTGAGGTTGACGCTTCAGCTAACTCAGGTATGGAAATGGACGAGTTAACACTTTCTCCAGTTCGTGTAGCAAATAAAACAAAGTATTCAAAGCAGCTTATCCTTCAAGGTGGTGCTGGTATTGATGCAATGATTGCTCGTGAGCTTGCAGCAGGTATTAACGAAACTATTGACAAGGCAGGATTTGCTAAAGCAGTAGCTGGAGCAGGTTCTTCATCTGATAAGGACGGCGCTATTGCAGCATCAGACGTTTTTGCAGCAGAAAAGGCAGTACTCGCAGCAGGCGGTGATTTGTCACGTTGTGCTTTTGTTGGTTCTCCGACAGCTATGCAGATTCTAAAGGGTGAGGCAGCAATTGCATCAATTAAGGCTCTTATGAATGATGGTAAATTAGACGCATTTACTACAATGTTTACGCCTAACCTAGTAGATAGTTCAGCAGACAAGGGAGACCTTCTTTTCGGAGATTTCCAGAAAGCTATTGTACTAGCTTACTTCGGTGGTGTTGATATTCTTGTAGACCCTTACAGCGATGCAGGAACAGCACAGATTGCACTACACGTAAACAAGTTCTACGATTGTGAAGTTCAACGCGCTGGCGCACTAGCTAGAGTATTTGACTTTACTTAATCGATAGCTTAAATAAATAACAAAGGGGCGAGTAATTGCGCTCGCCCTTTTTTTATCTTACAGATATGAAATTAGAAATAACTACACAGCCAACAGGTACTGACATACTTCCGTTATCTACAGCAAAGGAATTTTTGCGCGTAGACCACAGCGATGAAGACACAACTATTACAGCATTAATTAACGCTGCTGTTCAGCATTGTCAGGATTACACAAATAGGCATTTCGTTAGCTCTAATTTTACTCTAAGCCTAGACGATTTTTATAATTGTGAATTTTCGACAGGGCCGATAAACACTATTACAGGTGTAACTTATAAAGACGTAGGTAATGCTACGCAAACTTTAGCGACTTCAAAGTATTGGTACGACACTAAGCGCGAACCAGGTAGAATACATTTTGAAAACGCCCCTGATACTTATGACGATGATTTTAACGTTGTAACTATTTCGGGAACATTGGGCGCTGCTCCAGCTACCCCAGTAGTACACGCTATTAAAATGCTAGTAGCACACTATTACGAAAACAGACGCGCAGTTATTACAGGAACTACTTCAATTGAAATTCCGTTAGGCGTTGCAGCATTGTTAAACCCTTACCGCATCATTACAACTAAATGAACATAGGCGGACTAGATAGGAGAATAGTTATACAAAGCCCTTCGCTTTCAGCTAACGCATACGGCGAGCGTGAAGAAACGTGGGGAACCTTTGCTACATGCTGGGCGCAAATAGAGCGCAAGCCTGCTGCTGTTGAACAGAATAGTGGTGAGCAAATGGTTAGCGTTAATAAAGTTGTGTTTAACATACGCTACAGCTCTACAACTAAAAACACAAAGTCCGGCTACCGCATTAGCTACGATAGCAAAATCTACAATATTTTAGGCGTTCACGAAGTAGGAAGGCAGGAGCGCATACGTTTAATTACAGAAATAATTGAGTAA